CTCCAGCTACGGCTGTTTGTTCCTGAGTCCACCAATAGAATTGTGGATCATCAGTTTTGTCTGATCCGAGCATGGACAAGATTGCAGTAAGAGGTGCCATGCCATTGGGATAGAGATAAAGAATTTGTTCTCTCCAATTCTTTGGTCTCTGATCCGCTACCCAGTCATCATTACCCCTCATTCCAAGAAACATTTTATTACCTCCTTTGAATGTTCAAAAGTTTACTGACCCCATTTTTGTGAGTAGTCATAGTCATAGCCATAGTCGAATTGAGAAGTTATGTTGGCTAGTCTATGCCAAAAAAGACCATCATCGTAGAGGAGGAGAGAGTCACATTTACTGTTCATTACGATATCTCCCCAACATTCAGAGTCATCTCGATCGGTGATGGTGATAGTGTTTACTGCATCTGCTGCCCTTGCTACGATTGAGTAGAAACGTCCTTTAGCCTCAGCAACTGGAGGAAGGACCAGAGTGATAGGTCCAGTAGTTGCATCTGCTGAAGGCCTGACAACGTAATCAGAAGTTGTCATGACTGTAGTCGCAGCAGGGTCAATGAATTTGTCAACTACTTCCTTATGCTGTGCGCCAAAATCTTCAAGAGCCATTGTTAGTACCTCCCTAAGGCTTTGTTCATCTCATCAATGTCTTTCTGAATTGATGAAATGTCAGGTTTGGTTGGAGTTGTTGGAATAGACCCCTTTTTTGAAGGGAGCTTTGGACTTGTTTGTTTTGGTTCAGTTGCTTTTTTATGCAATTCGAGACGTTTTCGAGCTTCATCTCCTACTTTTTTGAGTAACTCATTGTAATTTTTGTCTGGGTTTTGAGATGATATTTCTTCAAACACAGCAGCTACTACTTTTTTGAATGGTTGAAGGTCCGGGTTTTCAGAGTAGAAAGTTTCACTGGTTGCTCTCATTGTGTTGATTAGTTCGATGTTATTCTTCACTATGTCTGGGATTGCTCGATAGACATTTTCTTCAGCTTTCCTCTGTGCATAAGTTACTGCTTTCTCGAACACGTTGTTGAGCATTTTGTTGTACTTTGAACGATCAGTTATTATTTCATCAAATTCATCTTCTTTGACAAATTCATGAAAGTCAAGTTTTGGATCTTCTTTTGGTTCAGGTTTTGTTTCTTTTATAGATGTTTTACCTTCTATTTCTTCAATCTTTTTGCGGAGTTCGGAGATAGTTTTATCTCTTTCATCTTCTTTAGGTCCCTCAGACTTTTCCAGTTCTTCAGATCCTTTAGGCTCTTCAGAAGAGTCATCTACAATAGGTTCAGGGTTAGGTTCTGCAACAGATTCCAGTTCAGGCTCAGGTTCTGGTTTAGGGTTAGGATCAGCTTCTTTAACTGGATTAACATAACCCAAAGAATCAAGCATTTCGTTAATATCTTTCTGAGTATTACTTTCTTCCATTTTAACCTCCATTAATTGAATATTCGTTCAAAATTTGAACAAATTATTTAACCGACAGTTGACGCCAAAGTTCTTTCCAATATCCATCGTTAGTAGTTCCATTTCCTCCTACATTCATTAATGCTATTACGTCATCTATTTGAGCAGAAAAACTTGAAAAGGCAGGAAGTTGATTTAAGTAAAGTTGACCAATAGTCTTCGGTCCATCATTGAAAGTTATGTTGTTAGATTCAAAGATAAATATTTTAATCTGCCCAGAAGTACCTCCAGTGATTCTAGCTATTGTTGATAGACCGAGACTACTAAGGAATACTAGTTCCATGTTTACAGTTGATAGATCTGAATCTATATCCAAAGTAGTAGTCCCAGCAGAAATGATTAGTGTGTTTGTAGATATTTCTGCAATACCTATTGGTGATGCAAGAGCATTTATTGCCGTTGCATGCTGCCTAATGTAATATGGCAGCTGAGCAACAATTTCCTGGTCTGTAGGTTTTGTCGCATCAAGAGTCATTTTTCTTCTCCTCTAAAATACTTAGGAACATATCTGGGATTCCTAAGACATAATCGACTGCCTTAATGCGACCATTTAGATCGCCCATGTGAAGTAAGACAGATGCAGTTGAAGGGTTAGTTTCTGCTGCATCATCTACGATTGACTTCATTTCAAGATCAAATCCCCTTTTCCAGGCTTTTAGTTCTTTGACTATATCGAGCCAGAGGATAGAATCTTTGAATTCTTGTACCTGATTTTTAGTTGTCCTTAGTTCAAACTTTTCCATCTTATGCTCCTAAAGGAACTATGTTTCCAGCATCTGCTTGTTGTAAGACTTGTTCATTTGGCATTGTTTGAGTCTGGACTTGGTTTACGTTTCGTTTAAAATCTTCAACATTCTTAGCTCCTGTTTGTTGAGCTATGTACATAAAAATTCGAGAAATGTCAAATTGTTGCATTAGTTCAGGTGTAGTACCTATGATTTTGAATAAATCAATCCAGGCAGAGGAGAAGTTTCCTCCTGGAATTGAGCCGTCTCTGACGATTAAGTCATAGTTAATTGCTAAGTCAAATGGTTCAACTCGAACATTTTCTTTTCCAAAAGTTGATTTTAGTTGAGATTCATGTCTTCCAATAATTTTGACATAGGTTTCTTGAGACATATATTGTTGAGCGTGGACGGCAAACATTGTCCCAAGATCTTGCATAAACTGTATGCCTATAATCATAGCAATTCTTTGCAGTCTTGAAACAGCTGATCCTCTTGTTCCTTGGAATTCCGCAGTTGTTAAACGTTCAGGCCCACCTTGTCGGAGTGCACCTTGCATTGATTGATCCGCACCAGAGATTCTATCCATCCATTGAGTGATGTAGGCAGAGTCACTGATGTTTAGTCGTGTAATGTCGTTTATTTGAAGTTGTTGTACTACTTTATCAACTCCTCGTCCCCAAGCTGGTCTTCTTAACCTGATTAATTTTCCAGGTTTTGGATCTTTTAAATCATTTATGTTTACCAAGTATGGATCAACTATCAACATATCATTGATAGCTTTTTGTACATTTTTTATATGACTATCGAAGAGAAAATCTAATGTATGTTGAAGTCCATATAAGACTTCCATCCTACCAATTGGAGTTATTGAATAACCATCATATTCAGGAGATGCAACCGCAACTGGATACATCCCATGATTGTGATCTGCACGTTCGCATCTAACTATTACATCATCTGCAGCAAGCTCAAAGTACCATTTTTGAGGGTATTCATAAGATGAGAGTTTCCAATCTTTTGGGATTAGGTTAATGTACATCTTAATTACGTCTACTGGTGATACTATATCAGATGAATCTCTTGATAAATCTTTAGATCCACTATGCTTTGTTTGTCTATCACTTTCGTCTAATGAGAATATTGATCTTTTGTTCCTCTTACTCTTTAAATACTTTACATTAAAATATCCTGAATCAGGTTGAGCTTCTTCACTTAGTAAATTCATATAGTTATCACGATCTACCCAACCAATAAACTCTCCTTTTTGAATATCTGCACTTGAGACGCTTGGATCAGGTAGCCACATATATGGGTCTATGTTACTAAGTGCATTTCCTTCAAAGAGTAAAGAATCAACCATCTCTGTATGATATTGAGTTTGTTCACCGAGAGGAGACTGAGTAGTTACAGATGCTTTTATAGGCTTTCGTCCATACTGTCTTCGCCATTCAGGTATTCCTATTCCTACACCATAACAGAGTGAATCACGGAGGACGGTGTGGATGTTGAGGGGGACTTTGTTTTTGACGCAGTGGAGTTTTATTACTAGCTCCATCAACATTGCACCAATAGTATCGTCATCTTCCACTCCTTGATATTGGAAGATTGGATCTTGAAAAAACGCTATTGAGAGATAGGTTAAAAGGGCCTCAAGCATTGAGTATGAATATGGGAATACAATAGAGATTGGCTTTTTAGGTTCTTTTTCCTTTAACGTTTCTTCATAATCTTCCGTAGGCATATACATAGTTGTAACTCGGTCAATTTCACGCCAAGAATCGAAACGTTTTTGAATTTCATTTCTAGATGCTTGAGCACGTTTCCAAATTCTTGTTCGAAGGTCTTTGTGAAGATCAGAGTCTGGATGGAGGTCAAGACTAGATGGATAATCATAATTGTAGTTTTTATCTGAATAATCAATATCAGACCATCCAGTAGGTTCACCAGTTATTATGTACATTTAGATTCTCCCTATGCATTTACACTTCTTGATTTTTCATACCATTTAGAACTATAGTTTATTAATGTTAATGTATCGTATTGAGAAGATGTAAAACCAAGACCACCTGATAGATAACAATTAGATGTATCTATCACAGTATTGCCATCACTAAATATCAATGTTATTTCTTGTCCATCTACTCCATCATCAAAGTTTGTTATAGTAGTAGGTAATGAGTTTGCGATAATTATATATGTAGCTGATAATACAGAGGGAGTAGTATCTCCATCTGTATGAACAATTGTTTGTTGTCTGTATGTTGGACTGTGTGTGGTAAAATCTGTAAGTCTAATAACATCATTCCCATCAATAGGAATTCCAGCTTTTATTGGCTGATCAGTTTCTATAGCTGAATCATAATCAGAATCATTATATTGAGCAGCATTGTCAACCGCACCTATTCGTATTTGTTGTAGAGCCATCTTTTGTTCCTTTAATTCGTTCAAAATTTGAACGAATTACAAACCCAAAAGTTTAGTATTTACAATCTTTATAAAATTATCTACTTTTTCATCTAGGTTATCAATCTTTTCAATCAATAGACTTTGACAAGCTTTTTGACGTTCTATACAAATCCCTTCATTTACTTTTCTATTTGAACCTATAGATTTTCCAATAACTCCTGAGATCACAGCAATTAATAGACCACTTAATATAGATGTTATTGGATCTATCATGCCACTCTCCAATTTTCAATTAAAGGTTCATATTCAAGTTCTTTATATTCAGTTTCTATATCATCATAGTTTTCTTTAGGTGAAAAATAACGTTCGCCAAGTTCAAGCATTTCTATGATGTAAGCTTCAGCATCCATAAGGTCCCAAAGTGCAGAACGAGGAAACATTAGAAGTTGTTGTTCAAGCTTCTTAATTCCTATACATGAAGCATTATGATAAATGTAACCTCCACGATAGTATGGGACTAGCTCTTTAACTCGTAGCTCCTTTTTCATTCCACCACGAGTTTTGAGCCAAACAAGTTCGAAGAATGATCCTCGACGAAACATTTCGTTTTTGATAGGTTGTTTGATAAATTCATTAAGGGATGTCTCTTCAATCCCTAATACTTTTGCACCTAATCGTTGTCCCATTCCAAATAATGCGTCGTAGATTTCGTCTGGATACATCTTTTCAGATATTACATCTCGGATGTAAAGTTTAGCGCTTGTAAGGTCAATCCCAATTCCTACGATTGCAGACTCAGCTGAGTGTATTTTTACAGTTTTAGCCGGATCAAGAATTACTACTGTTTCAATGTTTTTGTTTTGTTGGATCTCTACATCAAATGTTGAAAGATCACCTTCTTTTGATACATGATTTGGAGGTAAATTGTAGTAATGAAAATACTCAGTTCTAAATGAACTATCTTTTGTTGATATAGGTAAATTTCTTAATTCACGAAAAAATACATCAGTTTGACCTGCTGCTACATGCTGATTCCATTCCTTCATTATGTCTTCATTAGACATAAAATCTGGAGCTGAAGATTGAAAATTATCATCACAAGCTTCTAGACGAACTGACTTCCACTCTTCTGAATTTAGTAATTTTTGTAATACTGAATCTTCATGTTTTAATGTATCTATGTAAACTATTTTCCAGTTTTTTGCGTTAGGCCCTATTCTTGGGACTGACTTAAGTACATCAGCATAGAGCCATTCAAATGTTTTTTTTCGGTATTCTTCATTAACTATCTGTTCTGGATCTTCAAGGTCATCAATAACTATTAATCCAGGACGATCATTTTTGAATAAAACTCCACGAACCTGTTGTCCAGATCCACGAGGCCAGACTAAAGTATTAAATGCAACCCAAGCTTTTTTACTAAACACTTCGTCAAATTCTTCTTTGTCTACGTCTCTGTGTTTGAACGAACCAAAAAAAGCTTTGATTAATCTATTTGTTACAAGCTCTCTTCGAAGATTCTCTGTTTGAAGAGAGGCTGCATCGTGAGACTTATTAATATAGACTATGAACCCTGTATGACGAAATAAGATCCACCGAGCCATTAAGGCCAAGGCTACAATGGACGTCTTACCCCATCCACGAGGAGCAGCAATAGCTACCTTTTGTGCAGGACCATCAATTAGGTCAAATATCTTTCCATGTATCATTTCAGCAAATGGCATAGAGAAACGCTCAGGAAAGAAAGTGAGTGCAGTCATGCGAGTACTGATAGCACATTTAGAAAAAATTATTTTGAGTTCTTTGTCCATAATAAGTTAAATCTTTTGATCTAATTATAAAAATAAAATGCTCTGCATACTCCAATATCACCAAGTCTATTGCGGATTGTTGAACCAGTTCCTATATCATATACACAGAGATTATTGTCTGTATTGGTTGCAACAGTATTTGTACTACCAGCTATTTTTGTAGTAGTTCCATCAGTCTGTATAGCCCA